AATATCAGAAACCCCTTGGTCGGAGAATAGATAATATTCCTTGACACCTTGAATCATCTCTACTTGAGTAGCCGGGTCTAACTGCTTGATTAGTTCACGAACCCGCTTAATCTTCCGTGGGTCGATGTATCGCATTTCTGCAATACCGGCGTTAGGATTTTCGCTGTCAATTAAGACATTGAAGTTCAATCGACCATCGACATACCATCGCTTGAAAAGTTCATAGCCATTTTTACTGAAAGAAAGTAGGCGCAAAACTTCATCATGTTCTTCTACAATGACTTCTTTGATTTTTTGTGGTAGCTCAATTTCATCTAGGTCAATAGTGACAATCTTCTTCTGCTTATCGACAATGATTGCTTCCGAAGTGATTTCCACAATGGCCCTATCAACTTCGGGTACATATGCAAGTTGTCGGTATTGCTCAATAAGTTCGTTTTCGGTATTGGCCACTTGGTTTACATCAATACCCGTATATGCGGCATGAGCAAGACCCGCATGGGAGGTTGCTGTAATGTCAATAGACGAATCTAGGTTCGATGGAGTTACTGGGGTTGGAATGTTTGGGTTTACATCACCACCAAAAGAGAATCCAAAAATCTTACGAAAAATATTTGCCATACGCATCCTAAATAGTTCAATATTATTTAATCCCCATGCACCAAATATTTATTGATACACACCTATCAAATGGTTTTAGTTCTGGAGACTTTGAACAGAACTTTTCAAGGTTTCGTTCAGTCGATTTACAGTTAACCAGATTCAGGGAAACAAAAGCCTGCAATTATAAACTATTGGTAAACCACATCATCATATTACTCAATGTGTTTGATGAAGTTACCTACTATGGATTTACCTGCTTCATAAACAGAAAAAACAAGGGGCTACTGAATAGCATCCTTGTTTTTTCGCAACGAATATCACCAAAGACTAAACACAATAAGACTTTCTTGAAAGCCTTAGAAGCGAACGTCTAAGCGTCGATATAGTAGTCGAATTCAAAGTCTACGCTAAACTTTTGAATCTGGTTATTTGCTGCCCAAGAATATTCCATAGGTCCGATCATAACCGGGAACAAGTTAATCAGCTTCATACCGCGATCAACTTCGCCATCCTTACGGTATGCCGTAATAGTCGCATCGGTGTACAACTGTAGACCCTGCGCCTGTTCGATGTTATTAGTACCCCAGTCACCGCGACTACCACGGTCTTGCCAAGATTCCAAAGCCTTGCGCAATTCATGACCTTCATCAGCAATTACTGATACCGACCAAGAAGAATACGCACGATCACCAAACCACTTCGTATCACGTCCGAAATAAGGGATGTTCACGAAGCCGGTTGTGTATGCAGGGGACGATGCAGCTTCGACCAAGAACTTTACTTGTCGTTCGGCGTTTACATTGTCAGGGATTGTGATGGCTACTTCAAAAAGATTGGGACGTGCGCCACCATGCTTTAAGTTTGCCCGAAATTCTACAGCAGAAAATGCCATGTTATAGCTCCTATTTTATTGTATTTACAATGGGGAATTTCACCCCATCGTTTTATTAGCCTACGATAACTTCTTTGAAGTCAACGTTAGGACCGACCGCAGTAAAGTCTAGCAAGATGAAGTTGATAGAACCTTTGGTCTTAACAAAAATCTTACCAACAAATCGGTTTTGAGAAACCACATCAGGGGTATTCACAGTGCTATCGGCTTGTACGATAAAGTCTGCAATACCACCACGACCCTGAATATCGCGTAGGAATGGCTCTGTAAGGCTGTAGAACCGGCGTTGAGACACTTCATCGTTGAACTTGAATAGCAAGGCTTCGGCAGCTACGGCGATGGTCTTGCGCAAGGTAATAAACAAGAAGCGGTTATGCATCCGGTCAAATGGGCCTGCGAATGTCTGACCAGTCTTGTCACCATACAACACAGGACCAACTTTGGCCTTGCTGAAAATTGGGTTAATTCCAGCGGGGTACAATTGGTCGCGAGCATTTTGAGAAGGGTTCCATGCAAGTTTGGTTACGTTTTTAAGGCGACCATTCTCCATACCTACACCAGTAGTCCACACCTCACCATTGCGCTGCGCTTGTGCATACAATCCAGCGGAATCGGCATTGCAAGGAATCCAACGGAATTTGTTGTTGTATCGGTCATATGTATACTTCCAGTTACTGTCAAACGAGAAGTAAGAAGAACTACCCACCAAATCGCGGTCAGTACGGCACAACGTAACTTCTTGGTCTTTTGTCTGTACGGAGGTCAACTGTGGCGACAAGAACACTACAGCATCTTTGCGAACTTCTGCAATATTCTGCACCAAGTATTGAGCAAGCACACCACCATTAGCACAACCATTACCACCGATCAATAGGCCAGATTCGGACGTATCGGAATCTTTGAATTGGTCGTAGCCTTGAATGTAGTCTGCTAGGGTCATAGAACCAAATCCATCAGCGCCACCGGCAAGTACAGAAGCGGTCGCAGAGATTCCAGAACCAACAACCAATGGGTTGCTACCAGACAAGACGAATCGACTGTATTGTGTAAACGCATCGCGCCAGTACCGCTGTGTACCGTCTGTGTTTACTGCACCGACAACCGTGCTTAGTGTGTACGATTCTAGGATAGTTTCAGCAGCATCGCCAAAGTAGCCAGTAGTATCAACGACTACCATATGGAATTCGTTAGCTACTGGTGCCGAAGTAAACCGACTAGCATGTTTCCACAAACGTGTTGCCGAAGTAATGGTAGTAGAACCAATATAAACTTTGGAGAAGGTTACCGTGGTTGTAGTCAACGCACTAACGCTATATTGAGAACCGCCAATGACCAATGTATCACCAACATGCACGTAGTCAGCCAACAATTCAGCGGCGGCTGGTGTGTATGTAGCAACATTGCTGATAGTGAATGCAAATGTTCCGGGCAATACTACTGAATATGCACTAGCAGAAGCACACACATCAACACGCAAAGAATTTCCGGCAGTACCGGGGAACCGTGCTAGGAATGTGCAAGATGTTGGCACATGCAATTCGTATTCAGTTTGGTTCAGAATCGAAACTGGAGAACCTGTATCAACAGCATTGAATACTGTTGTAGTAGAACCAATACGGACTACATCCAAAGAACCAGAATACGACAAGTAAGAACTAGACAACATGAAGTCTAGGTATTCTGTCGAAGTAGGCTTGCCAAAGGTTTGTACCAAATTGGATTCGCTAGATACGCGAACTTTGGTGCCTACTGGTCCCCATGCAAACTTACCAGCAATAGCGCCTACAGAAAAGGCACCTTGCTCTACGGTCGCAGAGGTTTGAAATTCGCGGGTTGCTACGCCGGGTGAAATTGGAAACATATTGGTTTCTCCTTGATAAAAGTTATGAAACTAAGAAGTATTAGTGTTCTATTTAACTATTATCAAAAAGACCAATATGTTACTGGTAGGTTTCTGTCCGGTTTACAATAGCACCCCAAAGCTGGTCTTGCGTCAGTTCACTCAGGTCTAGTTGATTTTTAGAATTGTGGTAGTCTTTGTATATTACCAAAAACGCATCAGACATAGAATTGATTGTCATAATTTCCGAAATAGAAAATACGACATATTCGTCATCAGTTGTGGGGTCGTAGTCGCAAATATGGATTCCATCATCTTCATCACTATACATTACCGCACCACGGCAAATAAAACTACCATCTTGGTCTTCATGTGGCAACCCATATGCGAGCAACCTATCACCGGATTTCAAGACAATCGACAATGGCAAAAATGTATAATCAGGTTCCAATTTTAATTTCCTTCACACTTACTTCAAATTGCTCTGATAGGTAGCACTGTAGACGTTCTTCAAAGTGCTTGAACAAATAATTCTTTGTTTCAAATTTCCCTCTGTAGTCATCAACAATGTCCCAAATAGTTGCAAGTGCTTTAGAAGAATGCTTCCTTAGCGACCTACCAATGGATTGTAGCACTTTTACAGAGGATTTTGTGGGAGATGCAAAAACAACATGGTGTAAGTTGTTTATAGACACACCTGTAGAAAATAGTGCATAGGTAGAAATAATGATATTGTCATTAGTTTCTTCCACCAACTTTCTAAGATTTTCGCGCACGTCCTTGGGGGTGTCTGCTGAAATGATATGAACCGTTTTCTTTGTGCCGGATTCTACAAGGGCTTGCTTGACCACTTCAGCATGCTTGTCAACAAACCTGAACAAGAACAAAGAATTCCCTTCAAGACTGTTTGCGAAGTTTACTAGAAATTGGTTCCTAGACTTAGACTTCACCACCACATCAAGTTCGTCGTCATAAGGTAGGCCACGGATGGGCTTACAAACATTTTCTGGGTAGACTAGGATGATTGGCTTGACGATTGCCTTGGTGACATGTCCATCGTCCATCAATTGCTTCGCAGATACGATTCTATGAACAGGTCCAAAATTGGCAATCAGTGACATTTCATTCGTCTTGGATTTGTCAAGCGTACCAGACACACCAACCCGAAAGAATGCATTCGTACACCGCTGCATGATAGACACAAGGCTTGCAGAAGATGCCAAATGAACCTCATCGACAATCACATTGTCAAACTGGCGAAACCAATTGTCGTCTTTGATATTATAGATGGATTGCCATGTGGATATCGTGATTGGCTTGTTGACGTTCTTGTCTTGGCCTGCAAAGATGAATGAGCAGTTGTCATCAACCGACCAACCATTCTTTGTAGAGTATGCCTTGTAGTCAGATTCAATCTGGCTAATCAAAGACACGTTAGGAACGATTACAAGGGTCTTCCCGGCGAAAATTCTGGTCAGGGCATACATCACTACCGATTTGCCTGCGGAAGTCGCTAGGAGCAGGATTTGGCGCTTCTTATCCAAAGCCCGTTGGATAGCAGTTACTTGATAATCTCGAAGTTCAAAAGGTAGGTCTAATTCTTTTTGATCGAACGTGTACTTAGCCTTGAATTCCGAAAATTCTTGAGAGACTTTACAAGAGTAACCAGACTCGATTGCAAATCTCATTACATCGGGGACTAGACCTACAGGACACGTTCCATCACGGTTGATAAGTTCAATCCAACCAGACCAGATGCCAGCCTTGTATTTCGGATTGAATTGAAATCCCTCTGGACGAAATTTGTACCGTGCATGTAGTTCCATGACTACATGTTGGCTTGCGATGATTTTGCAAGAAGTTGCGTTGCGATATTGAAATAGAATGTCGGACATGATTAAAAGTTTCAGTTCCGACTATTTAAGGTCACATCTTGGCTAAAACTTTCTCAATCGTTTCAGATTCAACAACCCGGTCAAAGTAATCAAATGACTTTCCCTGCAAGCCCCATATAGAACCAGCAATGGCGGCAACCGAATCAGAATCACCTTCGTGACAAATAGAATTTACCAAAAGTTCATCAAATGTTTTTGAATTCTGCACGGCCCACAATGCCATATCTACAGCTTCTGTGGCAGTCCAACCAGTTCCATAAGCTGTAATCTTATCGGCACTACGATTGAATTCTCCACCGGAATATGCACGAACTAGGATTCCAGCAGCAACTTCATTTTCTGGATGGTCATGAGTCAGTGCAATAGATTGCTTAACCCAATCAATACGCTCCGTGATGTTAGGAATAGCCATACAAGGAAGAATCCGCATAACGGACCCACACCCCTTGGAATTGTTCTTATCACGGCTACCGGACGCAATAATGGATGCCATAGAGTCCATACACGTAAAGCCGGGTGCGCGGACATTCCACAAGTCTTTGTATTGCAACATTCGATTCTTGACGTAATGAAATTCATCGAAAGAATTTACTTGAGTAATGTACCAATCAGAATACGCTCGTTCGATGCAATAGCCTTCTAGGATGGAATCAAGTCCGAACAAAGTCATTTGAGTGTCATCGGTAATCTCCAACCACCCATACTTAGCTTTTTTGATAACCTTGGTCGCGTCAGGAGATTCTTGAAACTCAAAATCTGCACCAACGGCATCACAAACCGCCATACATCGCACAGCATTTTTAATAAGTTCATTGTTCATAGACACCCCAAAAGTTTCAATACGGCGAATTGTACCAGAATTT